ATATAGCGTAAATGGGTGGTGGTCTTCTTCAATTAGTTGCTTATGGTGCCCAGGATGTTTATTTAACCGGTAATCCTCAAATTACCTTTTTCAAAGTAGTTTATCGTCGTCATACTAACTTCGCTATTGAAGCCATTCAACAAACCTTTAACGGAACTCCTACTTTTGGCAACCGCGTAACTTGCCAAATATCAAGAAATGGAGATTTAATACATCGCGTATATTTATCAATAATTAATTATACTTCAGGTGAAACGGCGACCGTTTGTCCTTATTTCGGCCTCCGTTTAATAAACTATGTTGAAATTGAAATAGGTGGTCAAAAGATAGATAAACACTATTCACACTGGATGTATGTATGGAATGAACTTTCATTACCTTATCCTAAAAAAGAAGCTTACAAAACTATGGTAGGAGCTAATAATAAACTTGTTCCTCTCGCCAATGCCAATTTATATATACCATTAGAATTCTGGTTTTGTCGCAACGTCGGTTTAGCACTACCTTTAATTGCTCTCCAATATCATGAAGTTAAAATTAATATTTTATTTGAAGATAAAATTAAATGCCAAGGATCCGATTCTGCTATTAATGAATTATCATCTGTGAATTTATGGGTAGATTATATATTCTTAGACACTGATGAACGCAGAAGATTTGCCCAATTATCACATGAATATTTAATAGAACAACTTCAATTTACTGGTTCTGAAACTATAACTGGAAAAAGCATGAAACCTAAATTATCTTTCAATCATCCTTGCAAAGAATTAGTATGGTTCTGCACTTCAGATTTTGATAATAACTCTCAACCTGTTAAAAATAAAAATTGGGTCAACTATTCTACTGGAGGTAACGGCTATTCCCTTACTTCGACTGAACTATATAAAAAAACCAGTGCTATAACTTCTACAAATCCTATTGAAAGTGCTAAACTTGTATTAAATGGCAATGATCGCTTTTCATCAAGACCGGGTTCTTACTTTAACTTAATCCAACCTTATCAACATCACGAAAATATTCCATCTAACCCAGGAATAAATGTTTATTCATTCGCTTTAAAACCTGAAGAACATCAACCAAGTGGCACACTAAACATGTCGCGTATAGATACTGCTGTTCTAAATTTAGAATTAGATACTAACTTTGCTACTGCTGCTACCACTTCTGCCAAAAACCTCAATGTATACGCGGTTAATTATAACGTACTACGTATATTATCTGGTATGGGTGGTTTAGCTTATTCTAATTAAATAATTTATTACATTACTAAATTTATAAATAATAAATGTTGTTAAATGCTATAATATTCCTTTTTTTTTTCTCCTCTAATAGTATAAAGAATATAGCGTAAATGGGTGGTGGTCTTCTTCAATTAGTTGCTTATGGTGCCCAGGATGTTTATTTAACCGGTAATCCTCAAATTACCTTTTTCAAAGTAGTTTATCGTCGTCATACTAACTTCGCTATGGAAGCTATTCAACAAACTTTTAACGGAAATGTAGGATATGGAAATACTGTAACTTGTCAAATATCACGCAATGGCGATTTAATTAACCGCATGTATTTACAAGTTTCCGTACCAAAAAAAACTACCGCTAATGTTACCGACTCATATGTCAACTACTTAGGTCTTCGATTAATTAAATCTGTTGTTATTGAAATAGGTGGTCAACAAATAGATAAACATTATTCTGATTGGTTATACATATGGAATGAATTATCTTTACCTATAGGCAAAAAATATGCATATCAAACTATGGTAGGGGCCGATAAAGATATATTGTCAAACAAAGATACTACTCTATATATACCATTAGAATTCTGGTTTTGCCGTAATGTAGGTCTATCATTACCTTTAATAGCTCTACAATATCACGAAGTTAAAGTTAAAATAGAATTTGAACAGAAGTCTAATTGTATTATTACAAACACAATAGATGGAAATATACCTAATATAACTAATGCTTCTTTATGGGTTGACTACATATTCTTAGATACCGATGAACGCAGAAGATTTGCACAATTATCACACGAATATTTAATTGAGCAATTACAATTTACTGGTTCAGAAACTCTTAATACTGGAACTAATAGAATTAAATTAAACTTCAATCATCCTTGTAAAGAATTAATTTGGGTTGCTAAAAGTAAAGGAGCTTTCAAAAAAGACAGATGGTATGATTATAATTTATACAATGCATCGAGTGGTGAACTAATCTCAATGAGTTCTACAAGCAATTATATACTTGGTGTTGATCCTGAAAGTGCGAGTTTCAAAAATCCCTTAAAAAGTGCTATTTTACAATTAAACGGCAATGATCGTTTCGCAGTTAGAGAAGGATTATATTTCACTCACGTACAACCTTATCAACATCATACCAATGTACCAGTTAATAACCCTATCAACGTATATTCGTTTGCCTTAAAACCTGAAGAACATCAACCAAGTGGAACTTTAAACATGTCTCGTATTGATACTGCCACCCTAATGATTGAAGCTGAAAGCCTTGACACAACAATAACATCAGCCAATTATTCATATGATGGTATTAATATATATGCGGTTAACTATAACGTATTACGTATATTATCTGGAATGGGTGGTTTAGCTTATTCTAATTAATTTAATAAATGTGTTATATATTTTCCTTTTTTTTTTCTCCTCTAATAGTATAAAGAATATAGCGTAAATGGGTGGTGGTCTTCTTCAATTAGTTGCTTATGGTGCCCAGGATGTTTATTTAACCG